GCCCGAGCACCCCCGCCGGGGCGAGCCTCCGCACCTGCGAGCGCAGGAGCTGCCGGCCGCCCGGAGTATAGACGAGGAACGTCGCCGGGCATTCGTCCGTGTACGAGGGCGAAGGGTCCCCGGAAAGGTCCGAGACGTTCGAGATCACGTTGTCGGGAGTGCCGGCGGTGTCGTCCTTGAACAGGTATTCCATTCTCGCGCGGTATTCCGCGTCCGTCTCGCCGGGCTTGCGAGACACGTTCCGAATCTTCCCTATCAGGTCCAGCCATCCTCCCGTTGCCGCCGAGATGTCGAACGCGTCCGACATCCGTTCCGCGGAATCCTCCGCGTCCTGCAGGGCGCCTACGGCCGACTTCAGGACGGCCAGCAGGTTCGGGCTGGAACGGAACTGCTCGATCACAAGCCCCCTCGCGCTTTCCCACAGATCCAGCCGCGTCATGCCTTGGAAACCCCTATGTCTGCGGCGTCGAGCGTCGCGTATTCCCATGCCGGTACCGGAATTCTTCCGTCCGTCCTTGTCGTTCCGTCATACGTGGCGGAAATCCCGACCGACTCCACGCCTTCGGCCGCGTCGAAGACCGGGCCGACGAGCCTCTGCACGATGATGTCCTTTCCTGGCGCGTATTCGGACAGCGCCCATTCGGAGAGCGCCGCCCTGATGCGGTCGGCGTAGTCGTCCGGCAGCCTTTCCTCGTCGTATTCGGCAATCTCGACCGAGAGCGATAGCGGCTTCCCGGCAATTCGCGAGAACCGGACATCGTGCTGCCTTCCGGCCGCGTCGGTGGCCTTCGACGAAGCGTTCCCCCAAGTCCGTATTCCGGCGGGCTTGCAGTCCCATATGGTCTGCGCCACGAACGCGTCCGTGTCGTCGTTCCCCTGCGCGTCCGAGTGCGAGAACGTGTCCGGGACGAGTACCGACACCGAATGGCCGGGAACGCCGTCCGACTCGTAGGGCTCGTCGTTGGCCGAAAGGGAGACCTTCCCTATCCGCTTTCCCAGATACGTCAGCATTCCGTCGAAGGTCGCTAGCCCCGAATAGGCCGCCTCGCCGATTCTCTTCCTGAGTTCGGCGTCGGTCTCCCCGTCGCGCCTCGGAAGCCCGGCGATTACCGCTATCCGGTCGAGGAAGACGCCTTCCGCTGTCGCCGCGTCCAGATTGGCCAGCGCGGCCTGCACGGTCTGCGCCGCCTCGGTGGCGGCGTACGCGAATATGTCGACTAGCATCCCGTCCGGGCTTGACGACGCCGTGTTGATGGAATCGCCGAACGTCTTCCGGAACTCCGAGGCGATGGCCTCGCGCGTCTCCCTGAAGCTCTTTACCGAAATTCCGCTGTCCGCGGAAAGCGAGGCTGCCGCCGTCGTCATCAGAAATCCTCCGTGTCTTGCGCGCCCCCGGCGCGAATCGTGAAGCGTCCCGACACCTTGCGCGTTCCCTTCTCGGCGGAAAGTTCTAGCCGGACGCACTCGGAGACGCCCGGGACGGCCTCGATCTTTTCGCGTACGATGCGAAGCGCGACGTCGAGGTGGCTTTCCGGCATCCCGAGAATCGAGCGGAACCACGGGATTCCCTCCCCGGGGTCCGCGAACGCCTCGCCCTCCTCCGTCCTCGCCATGCACAGCGCGGCCTGCCCGACGCTGGCGGCGGATGACCGGTTGCCGGACTTGGGAAACCGCGCGATGCGGTCGCCCGAAAGGAAGATGTCGTGTGTGGGGGAAAGTCGCAGGTCGTTCATCCGTGAAAAGATACCACCGGAGACCCTTTCCGGGCGGAATTTCCGAAAGACGCCCAAAAATCACGAAAAAGAGTGTCCGGACAGGCGGATTTTTGTGTATCTTGGAAAGAGAGCAAAGGAGGCGCCAAATGAGATTTCCCGCGATTTTCGCAGCGCTGGGCCTGTTCGGGTCCGCAATCGACGCCGTACTGATTGGCATCGCCGTCGGGATCTTCGTACTCCTTTTCCTCGGCGTGCTCTTCGGCCTCGGGATAGTCCCCGCCGTCCTCTTCGGCGCGTTCTTCTACGCCGTGTGCAGGGGGGTGCACTTCGTCTTTTCGAGACTGGGGATAGGGCGGCCGCCCAGGGAAAGGACGGTCCTTTCCGAGAGCGAGAGGCGCGAGCGCGCCATGCGCCCGCTCAACCGGGACTAGCCCTTGCCCGGGTCGGAAGGCCCGACGGCGGTCATGTGCGCGTGAGTCGAGAGGTTCACGGGGAGCGTCTTCGCGTTCGCGGTCACCTCGCCACCGGCGCTGACCCCCTTGCCCACCTCCAGCTCCCCGGAAATCTTCACGCTTTCCGCGTCGATGCTGATGCTTTCGCACTCGACCTTCACCGAGCCGTCCCGATTGACGGTGACGACGGTCTTCGGCGGCGTCGTCCCGTGCCTTTCGAGACGGAGGGGGACGGCTAGCAGGGAGTTCATGTCGTTCCCGGCGAACGACGGCGGGGAATACGGCGTTTCCGAGTCCCATCCGCCATCCTTCCACGTCCGCAGGTCGCGGCTCGACGAGACGAGGAGCACGGGGTCGCCCTCGGCCAGCTCGAACCTGGCGACGGCGGCGGCCGTCCCCGGCCACAGCACGGGTACACCTTTCGCCGGGCGGAGACGGCCCGTCTTCGGGTCCGCGGGCTCCATCTGCATGTTCTTCAGGACGTTCCGGATGGACGGCCTCGCGTCCACCGTCCCGTCGGAGTTCACCCTTTCCACGACGCCCGGGATGGCGGTCTCGAAGTCCTCCATCCTGGAATCGAAGGTCTCGTTCGCGAGTTCCACGAAGTCAAGCACCGGAAGCCTCCTTTCCCGGAAGCGGTTCGGCTTCGCGAGCCTCGCATTCCACCGTGAAGTCGCCTCCGGCGTTGCTTCCGCGGAAGACGCTACGCGTCACGACGAAGCGTCCCTTCACGGCCATCACGGAATCGTAGTCCGAACCGGTCGAGCTGTCTATCTGGACGAAGACGTTCGGGGCTATCCTCGGCGTGATCAGCGCCCTGAACTCGATTTCCCTCGGCCTGTACAGCGTCCCCGGGGTTTCCGGAGGCTTCTTTCCCCGATACTCCTCCGCCGTCTCGCCCTCCTTCTCGGAAAACAGGTAGTACTCGGGATCGTCGCCGAAATTGACGCGGTTCAGCGATTCGTCGCGCCTCGCCGTCGCGGAAAGGAGGCCGCTCGAATGGTCGAGCACGATGTCCTCCAGGCCGACGGAGTTCTTCCCGTCCATCACGACGAGCTCGTTGTTGTCCAGATAGATCCTCTTCTTGTAATACGGCCAGAGAATGAAATCGCAGAACTGGCGCGCGACGGCGCGGAAGGTCCCGTTGGCGGCGAAGGCCCAGGGAATGCCCTTTTCCATGTCGTCCGAGAACCCGGAGCGCAGGGCTATCCCGGCGTAGGCGCACAGGGTGTCGAGGCATGCGCGGACGCGCGTCCCGCGGTCGAAGGAGACGGAGACGTGCAGCCTGGAAAGCTGGTAGAAGGCGCCCCTCGAAGAGACGCAGCCAATCGTCGTCTCGTATCCCGCGCCATCGCGGCATGTCTCCACGCTGGCTATCTGCCCGACGAAGATGTTCCCGACAGCCCCGTCGCGGTAGCCCGCCGAGAGGACGATAGAGTTGCACTCGTCCGAAAGCCTCCGCACGGTGGAAGGGGACGCGTTGTGGACGGTCACCGTCGCGCAGTTGTCGTAGAAGGTGACCGAGCGCGTCACCTCGAAGTCGATGTCCAGCGCGGACATGTCCAGCGCGTCGCTTCCGGGACTGTTTCCCTCGAAGAACTTCCCGGCGTAAAGCCTTACCACGCGCCCGAAGCTCATAGCGCCCCGTATCCGGCGAGAATTTCCGCGTCGCCGGAATCGACATAGAACAGCGCCCATTCGGTTCCAAGGTTGCCGAACCCCAGCGCGTCCGACCCGTCCGAGACGACGCGAAGAACGGCGAGGTCTCCGTCCGGAACGACCCTGTTCGACGACGCCAGAAGGAGAGATCCCGGAACGAGGCGGATCCCGCAGTTCTTCCCGTTCACGCTCTCGAAGTCCGCGAACCAGTGTCCGTCGCGGTCGTTCCAGAGAAGCCTTATGGAAAGCGACACCCCGCCGAGGTTGACGCTCTCCGCGAGGTAGGCCCCGCCGCCCGTCTCCGTAGGAATCCTGTACATTGGCTACCCTCCGTAAATCTCGCCGCCGGTCGACGCGGCGATCCTGCGGCCGATTTCCTCCGCGGATGCCTCCTCCGCGCTGACCTTGCCGCCGTTCTTCTTCCTCGACATCGCCTTCCGTTCCGGAGCGTCCATCGAAGCGGGCTCCTGGGGGTCCCAGACGCCCTCGACGCGGACGCCCCGCAGGCTCGCCGTCCTGACTTCGCGAAGCACGGCGTCGAACGTGACGCTCTCGCCGTCGTTCCCCGAGCGCCTGGCGGAGACGGACTCGATCGCCATGTCCCCGTAGGTCTCCATCGCGGTGACGAGCCGCACGGTCCGCCGCTCCGCGGCGAGCTTCCGCAGCGCCTCCCAGCGGGACAGCGCCGTGTTCGTCACGGCCTCCCGGCCGTCGATCCTTATCCTGTCCGGATCCCGTTCGACGCGCTTCCCGTCGGAAGCCACGTAGAAGCTCCCGCCTCCCACAGGATGGTTCGTGAACATCCCGGTCACGCGGACTCGACGGAGCCGCGGGACTATCGTGTCCGCGATGCGGGTCCCGTCCTCGACCGCGTGCTCGGCAAGCTCGAACTCCGCCGAGTGGCTCTCCGAGACCATCAGGTCGAACGGCAGCCTCTCGTCAGGGAAGCCGGGGGATTCCGAAGTGGCGAAGAGCGACGCCGGCACGGGAGACGGCGACGGGCTTTCACCGAACGCCGAGGAGACTTTCTCTATCCATCCGATCACAGGTTAACCGCCTTCATCCGCTCGATACCCGTACGGACGGTGAGGTGCGACGTCATCACCTCGTCGACCGTGCGGCGGATGATGTCCGCGAGGTCCTTCACGTCCGTGCTGATGTTGTTCGTTATCGCGGTGTTCCCGCAGTTCACGATGCTGTTGTTCGTGACGCCGGCCTTGCCGTCGCGGGACGCCTGGACCTTCCAGCCCAGCTCCCGGCGCATCGATTCCGAGATTCCGCCCCCGGCGACGCCCTCGCCGTAGTCCGTGTCGCGGACCTTTTCCGCCGCGGCGGCATACCGGGCATACGCCTCGTCGACGCTCCGCGTGGCGTACGGGTTCTTGCCGTACGCGTCCCCGGCCTTTTCCTTCGCTTCCTTCCATTCGCGCCGTCTCGCCACGAGCGAGGCGTAGTCCGCCCCGTGCTCGGCGTAGCCCTGCGCGCGCATCCGCTCCTTCCCCTTTTCGCCGGCGAGTTCCCACATGGCGAGGGCCGCCTCGGCGATCTTCCCGACCGCCCAGGTCGTCGCCGCGCCGAGGCCCGTGAGCGCGATCTTCATCGCCCCGAACTTCAGCACCTCTGCGCTCATCAGTCTCGTCGCGGACGCGGCCTCGAGGACAGCCATGCGGAAGTTCCCCAGCCACCCGGCGAACTTCAGCGCCGTTATCCCCGCGACGGCGGCCGCCACGGCCGAAAGCGACGCCTTCAGCGCGTCCGCGTTCCCGGAGAGCATCCGGAACGCGTAGGCGAGACGCTCGGCCACTCCCACGGCCTCCTCCGCGACGAACGAGACCGCCTGCACGATCCCGGTCCAGTCGATTTCGGCAATCCGGCTCGACAGCCGTTCCAGGGCGGGCTGCGCGTTCCTGACCGCGTCCATTATGGCAGTCTTGGCCTTCGGCAGTCCCTGAGACAGGCTCGCCGTGAACATGGCGACGACGGGCTGGAGCTCGCCCCCTATCTCCTCCTTCATGTCGCCGACGGCGTTCTTCGCCTGGATGATCCGTCCCTCGTCCGTCGCGGCGAACGTTTCCGCCATTCCCCTGTAGTCGGCGATGGCGCGCTCAAGGGCCGCGAGGCGTTCCGCGTCCGTCACCTTCCCGCCCTTCTTCTCGCGCTCGTCGAGCGCCTTCAGCTCGTCCGTGTCGAACCCCTTGTCGCGGAGGCTGTCGTACGCGCCGAACATCGCCTTCCCGAGACCCGTGGCGAGGTCCGTCATCTGCTTCGTGTCGAGCTCCGCGTTCCCGGTCATGCCGGCGGCGTAGTCCGCGAGAGTCCCCATCATCCGCTTGAGGAGTTCCGGGTCCTTGACGTAGGTGGAAAGCTCCGCGGCGCCGGCGATCATCGCCTCGTCGCCGTAGATCGTCCGCCCCTGCAGTTCTCCGGCGCGGTCCCTTACCCCGCGGAACACGTCCTCGCCCATTCCGGAGTTCGAAAGTATCTGGCGGGCCGAAGTCTCGGCGCGCTTCTGCACGTTGTAAAGCCTGATTGCCTCGCCGCCGGCGGACATCATCCTGGAGACGGGCCTCGTGGCCATCGCCGCGAGCTGTGTCGCCCCCGGGAACGCCATCAGCGCGTGCGCCACCTTGCCGGCGTTCCCCGCCACGCGCTCCATCCCGTGCGAAGCCGCGCGGGCCGCGGACTGGATTCCGGTCCGAGAGAGCGCTCCGCCGTTCCGGACGAGCGCGTTGAGCGACGCGTTCAGCCGTCCGAAGAGCGTCGCCGAGAGCCGGACCTGCTGTCCCATCCGGCGGAACTCCTGCGGCTCCGACGGGACCGTCGAGACGCCGGGCGAAGCCTTCGATCCCGCCTTTGTCGCGGCGGAAAGCGCCGCGTCGAGATTCTTCCTTTTCCATTCGCGCAGCTGGCGCGTCGCCTCGCCGAAGTCGAGGCTTACCTTGAGAACGAATCCGCTGTCGTCCATCTCATCCTCCCTTGCGGCGGCTTTCGGCCTGCCTGCGGTAAAACTCCGTCCACGCGCTCCGGTAGTCCGACTTCATCCTCGCGTAGTCGGAGAACGCGGACATCCGGTCGAACGTCCACTCGGCCTCGATGTCCGACAGGGAGATGCCCCTGTCGGCGAGCGCCCAGGCCGGCGCGTAGTCGAGCGCGCTCCCGGAAAGCGTCCCGATGTCGCCCATGCGCGCTCCGTCCGATTCCTCTTCCGACGTGAACGCGGCGACCACCGGGTTCGAGTGGTTCAGTTCCCAGCCTCTGCCGTTTCCCGGGCCGTCCCGAAAGGGGACAGCCTGTCCAGTTCCCAGACCTTGAACAGGACGTTGTAGAGTTCCGCGTAGCGTCCGGCGAAGTGCTCCGCCGCGGCGTCCGCCGTGGAAAGGGAGAAGTTCTTCTTCCCTGGCGTCGTCACCGTGACGCGGGAAAGCGTCGTCTCGACGAGCCACCGGTATTCGGAAGGGGTGTAGGCCTCGAGCGCCTCTCCCAGCGCGGCGAAGAACGCCGCGGAGAAGGCGGGCGAGCCGGGATCGGCCTCCACGGAGACCCGCGCGGCGAGACGGCCGAAAAGGGCCGACACCTTGCGGTCAAGGTCAAGGGCCTGGAAGCCCGTGTGCGGGAGGAGCTGGTAGTCCTCGCCGCCCATCGCGAAGTTCAGTGGCTCGATCATCTACGCCCCCTCGAACGCGAGTTCGGCCTTGACCGAGAGAACGACGCTGCGCGCGGACGCGGAACGGCCCTTCGTGGCCGTCCCCATGCTGCGGATCCACGCCTGCCCCATCAGCACGTACGCCCCGTTGAGGTCCGTGACAGCAAACGGATAGGGTCCGGCCGCCGTGGCGATGTCCGCGACGCGGAGAGCCTCGATGGCAGTCAGCTGCTTCGACGTCTGCATGAACGGGATGGTCACCGTGTAGAGCCTGCGGTTCATCCGGGAACGCTCGACGGCCCCGTTGGAGCCTTCGACGGTCTCCCAGTCGTCGCCTTCCTTCTCGATGGTGACGTCGCCGTTGAAGTCGGTGAGCGAAATCCCGTTGAGCGAGATGTTCACCTTGGCGTGATCGTAAGTTCCGAGCATCGACATTCTTCTGCCTCCCTAGAGCGTGACCGTGAGGGTCACCTGGTTCACTGTGTGGATGGAATTCATTCGGGAGTACTTTCCCGAAACGAGCGGAAGGTTGCGCTTGCGAACGTCTTCCGCGCGATTGGCCTTGAGGTAGGAATAGGACCTGTATTCGACGGAGGCGGAATCCTCCATGACGTACTGGTGGTCCGTGTCGGCGGCGAGGGCCAGCACGTTGGAGACAGCGGCCGCGACGGACGCGATTCCGGCGTCGTCGTAGTTCACGCCGTGACCGTCGTTCGCCTCGCCCAGGAGCGCGAAGATCCTCGACTGCACGTTGAAGCGGATCCAGTCGTCCTTGACCACCTGGTCGATGAAAGTCTCGGCGTCGCCGGTCGTCCCCATGAACAGGCGGGCCTCCCCCGCCACCTTCGCGTAGACGTTCAGGCCGTCGTCGATGGCCGCCTTGTAGGACTCGGCGGTATAGCCGTCGGCGGTCACGCCGGAGCATGTCCTGTGGGCGAACGTCCCGCGCGCGGAATCCGCCGCGCAGCGGAGCGCGACGATGGCGACCGGGAGGTATTCGCCTTCCGTTCCGTGCACGTAGACGGCAATTCTGCCGTTTCCGTGCTTGCCGTAGCCGGAACCGTCGGATACCTGGACGTGGAGCGCCTTCTTCGCGTCGGCGAGCCATTCCTGCCACTCGGCGAGGTCTTCCTTCGCTATTCCGTTCGCGACGACATGGTAGAAGTCGAGCGAGCCCGCGGCCGTCTTGGCGGCGGCTAGCGCGTCGTCGCCTGCCGGGACGCAGACGACGGACGACGGCTGCGAATCCTGCGCGAAGAACGCCTTCGCCATCTTGGCGAGCTCGGAATCCGTGCCGAACTCCCTTTCCGCGCCCTCGACGGAGGAGACCTCCGCCGCGGCCGTCCCGGAAGAGGACGCGCCGACGAGCGCGACCGTGTTCACGTCGGTCGTCGAGACGCCGGAAACGGCGTCCTGTATCGAAATCTTGACAATCTGGTCGATGATCTGTGCCATTGTCATTCTCCTTTTAGGTTGATTGGTTCGACGCTCCCGATAGCCGGGACGTCCGTCGAAATCTCGTCGGCGAAGTTCGCCGTGAAAGTGAACCGCCACTGCCTCACGCAGAACTCGCCGTCGAACGTGTCGACCGCGACGATTTGCGCCAGTTCCCAGACGGCAAGCGTTTCCGCCGTGGCGTCCCGGAACTCCCGGGTCTGCATGAGGTTCCGTACCTTGCGGAGGTTCTCCCCGTCGCCCTCGACCTCGGTCATCGCGACAGTCGCCACCTGCTGGAAGGCGAAGGTCGCCCCATCGCCCGGCGGCGGCTCCATCATCGATCCGCTCTGCTCCACGCCCTCGAGGCGGACGGCGATGTATGTACCGACCGGCGCCGCGGAGTTCGCCGGAGCCTTGACGAACGGGCAGGCCGCGAACTCGTCAATGCCGTTGAAATACGAGCATACCGCGGAAAGGAGGCCGTCGACGGTCATTTCAGAGCCTCCGGCACCTGCGACGGCGGAACCAGGCAGGCGACATACTTCCAGTGGGAAACGAGCCCGTTCCGGTTCGGAAGCTCGTCCACGAGCTCGTAGAGCGCGCCGCCGAGCCTGACGTAGCCACGGCCCGAGCTTTCGCCCTCGCGACGGAACGCGAGCCGCTCCGACGAGTACACCTTGGCCGTCCCCGTGTTGCGGGAGGCCGCCACGGCGGGGACCGTCTCCATGCCGGACATCGGCTGCACCGTCCCGCGTACCGACCGTACCGAGAACGTCCCCGGGACATAGGAACCGTCCGGGGCGTAGGAGGGGGCGGATTCCGTCACCGCCTCAAACGAACGGCAGAGCAGGGTAGCCACCGCAGCCTCCGCAAGTCTTCGCTCCGCCGGTAAGGCCCGGCTTCGGCCTGTACTGCCGGAGCAGCGACAGGTATTCCTGCCCGTACGCGGTCGAGGAGAAATCCCCGTCGGACGCGCTTCCGGACGCGCCGTACGAGACGGACAGGTCGCCCTCCCTCACGGAGGACACCGGACCCGCCGCCCCTTCGCTTCCCCTCGATTCCAGCGCGGCGCGGTGCGAGACTAGCAGCGAGAGCGCGTACACGTAGGCCTTGCCGAAGACGGCGCGGCTCGCGCGGAACGACGCCATCCTGATCCACGAATCGAGACGGGAACTGCCCGCCGTTTCCGGAAGGAGGTAGCCCACGAGTTCCTCGCGCTCGCTGTCGGTCAGTCCCTGCACGGCTAGCCCCTTTCCCGTTCCGCCGCGCGGGCGGCGCGGACTTCGGCGTCGAACTCGTCGAGACGGGACTTCCGTTCCGCCGCGGCCTTGCGGACGCGAGCCGTCCCCTTCGTCTCCGAAAGGATGGAATCCACCGCCTTCTGCGTGTTCGCCTTGCGGAGCGCCTCCACCGCCTGGCTCTCCGTCGGCCTTTCCGTGACGGAAAGATCGCCGCTCTCCACCATGTCGGCGAGCAGCGGGTAGCGTCCCGTGTCGAGACTGGCGACAGTGTTGCTTCCGGGAAGCAGGACGTCGTCCCCGGCTATCACCGCGTGGCGGGTGTTGTTGATGACTATCATTTGCGTTTTCTCCGGCAAAGAAAAATCCGGCACGCGCCCGCCCTTTCGGACGGACGCCTCACCGGAGAGTGAAACTACACGCCGTCCGCGTAGACGACGCCCTTGATGTTCTTGATGACTGTCCCGCCGATGCGAGCGTAGCAGGGCACCTTGTAGTGCAGGGCGCATTCCTGCGCCTCCTTCTGGCGGAACGGGACCGGGAGCACGTAGGCGACGACGTTCGGCGCCTTGCGGTACAGGACCGCGCGCGTCTTGCCCGAAGCGCCCGCCGTGTCGAGCTTCGCCGACTCGTACCAGTTCGCGATCCCCTGGGCCGCGAACACGGCCTTCAGGTGCTCGAGAATCGTCCGGCTGTCGGTCGCGCCGACGCGGGTCGTCGAGACGTGCGCGAACGCCGCGTGCGGGAGGATCAGCGTGTCCCCCTTCACCGTGTTCTTCGACCCCTTGTAGATGGCGTCCACCATCGCCTGGACGTCCTTGACGATCTCGTCCACCGTCTTGCCGCTCCAGGCGGTCCCGGAGGACGCGCCGGCCTCGATGGTCGCCACGCTCACGTTCGAGTTGTTGAAGAGGCCCTCGACGCTCACCGACTTGTCGCCGAGAAGGAGAACCTCGTCCACCTTCTCGTCGATCTTGCGGCGCGCGGTCTCGGCGTCGTCGCGAGAGACGTCCACGCCCGCGGCGAGCCACGTCATGAGTTCCGCCTCGCTGTAGCCGTAGCTGTCGGCGATAGTGCGGATGAGCACCGTGCGAAGTTCCAGCGCGCGGCTTACCGGAGGGAGGTCCTCCGCGTAGTCGGAGATGAACTTCGCGACGCCGAACTCCGAGAGGACCTTGTAGGTCCAGGAACCGGCCCACTGGCCGACGCCGCCCTGCGCCGGGATGAACTTCGTCGCGTCGAGCGCCTCGCGCTCTAGACCGTAGGTTTCGGTCGCTATCTGGTTGAACAGGCTCTTCAGCCTGACGATTTCAGAATCCTTGAATGACATGCCTTGTTCCTCCTTATGCGATTTCGAGTTCGGCAAGTTCGCCGTCCGACGCGTTGGACTTGAAGACGCCGCCGCTGATGGCGGTCACCGTCGCATTCTCCGCGGTCGCCGACGACGTCGGGAGGCCCGAGGCGTCGTCGATGTTCGCGGGCTGGCCGGCGAGAACCTCGCCCTTCACCTTGACCCACACGCGGCCCTTCTTCACGACGTTCACCGCGTCGCCCTCGTCGTAGCCGTCGCTGATGGTCGTCCGCTGGCATACGCCGAGCAGGATGCCGTCGCTTGCCGGCTTCGTCGCGTAGACCTTGCCCGGCTCGCCCTTCTTGCCCCAGAGGGCGAAGCCGCCCTCCGAGTCCACGCTTTCCTGAATGATCCCGGTCTCTACCGAGTGGTTCACGAACGGGAACAGGAGTCCCGGGCGTCCCAGTGTAGTGTTGTCGGCCATGTACTAGCCCTCCTTCTTCTTTCCGTTGATTCCTTCGCACATCTTGCGATACGCGGCTTCCGGGTCCATGCCCGCTCCGTCGCCGACGCGCGACCAGTCCGGAGCGAGGCCGGACTTCGGCGCGGACGGCTTCGCGTCCTTCGCCCTTTCGAGCGAGACGACCTCCCCGAACGCCTTGCCGATGACCGCCCTGCGGATGGATTCCGAGGAATCCTGCGCCTTGCAGTCGCAGCCGAGCGAGCGCGCCCTTTCCACGAGGGCGATCTTCTCGTCCGCGAGGCGCGCGATCTCCGCGTCGGAGACCTGCGCCTCCTTGAGCTTCTTGTTCTCGGCGATAGCCGCGTCCCGTTCCGCGGTCGCGCGGTCCAGTTCCGGCTTCGCCTTGGCGATTTCGTCCTTCGCGTCCTTCAGCTCCTTCTCGAGCGTCTGGACGCGCGCGACCACCGCCTCGTCGGCCTGGCACTGCACGCCGTCGATGAGCATTGTCTTCATGTTGTCTCCTTCCGGCATACTGCCGGCTTTCCTGTCGTTGAAAAAGTTCTCCCCCAGGGCACAGTCCCCGACCCTGAATTTCACGCCGTCGCCCGCGCGACCGGCCTTCACCAGGGCCAGATGGTTGTAGCGGATGCGCGACATCACCTCGTCGTAGGCGCTGCCCCGCCAGTTCCCCGGGTCGGTCGAAAGCTCCGACCCGTAGCCGCAGGAGAGAGCGGCCACCTCGCCGTTCTCTATCGCCGCTATCGCGTCCCGGTCGGTCACCGTCACCGTGACGGAGACGTAGGAGCCGTCCCATTCCGCGTCCGTCCCCGTGAACCCCACCTGCAGCCTCTTCGCGTTGTCCGGGGTCACGTCCTCGTCCGGGTGACGGAGCGTCACCGGCTTCGAGCAGAGCGAGCGGACCGATTCCGCGTCCCCGACCTCGGAGTCCGGGCGCAGGCGGTTCACAACCCGGCCCCCCTCCACGAGGTACGGAAACACGCCAGAGCAGGTCGCGCGGACGCGACCCGTCAGGTACCCCTCCGGCGTCCTGGCAAGCGCCTGCACCGGAAATTCAGAATAGTCCCTAGTCTTGGCTTTCATCCCAGCAAATATACGACCCGGGACGCTCTTGGGGAAGCTTCGCCAAAATACGGGCAAAAAAGCCTAAAAAGGCGGAAAGTCAGCCTAGCCTATGCCGTTCACGGCGTCCTTCAGGTCGCTCCGCAGCACGTGCGCGTAGTGGTCGAACAGGGTGTCGATCGACGAGTGCCGCATCAGCTCCTGGACCGCGCGCGGGTTGGTGCCGTTGCGCAGGAGTTCCGACGCGAAAGAATGGCGGAGCCTGTGGTGCGACACGTGCCCGCCTGGAATCCCGGCGGCCTCCACCGCCCTCTGAAGGTATTTCATCGCCTTGTCGCTCCGCATCGGTACGGCCTCTTTCGGGACGACAAGCCCTTCCGTCCTTCCGCAGATCGAGGCTTCGAGAAGCGGGCGGAGTACGGAAGAGACGGGAAGCTCGGCCGTCTTCCCTCCCTTCCCTTCGACGACGGTCAGCGTGTCCCCGTCCAGGTCGCCAATCTTCAGGTTCCTCGCCTCGCTCCAGCGCAGCCCCGCATACGCCATAAGCCCCCAGAGCGCACGGACTCCGTCGTTGGGGGCGTTCGACAGGATGGCCCGGATCTGCTCCCACGTCCAGAACTCGACACGGGTCTTCCTTACCTTCGGGGTTTTCGTCCCCCTGAAAACATCGCGCCCGGGGAGATTGTACGCGTCGATCGCCCACGAGACGCAGTTCTTGGCGAGCTTGAGTATTTCCCTCGCCGTCTTCGGGGCGACCCGACCCGATACGCATTCCGCGAACCGCTCCGCCTGGAGAGGGGTCAGGTCGGAATAGCGCTCTATCCTGCGCTCCGAGCAGAACCTCGCGAAATGGGCGATCCGAAACCTGTAGGCGACGAAGGTCGGCGAATACGTACCGTGTTCCGACCGCATCTTCTCCAGCCACCCGGAAACGATTTCGTCCATCCGGGCGTCACCGGTCCCGGGAAGATCCGGCAGGAACCTTCGCGCGTTCATCCTGTCCAGGAAAGCCTGCGCCTCCTTCTTCCGGTCCGTCCCCAGACTCCGGTAAGTGGTCTTTCCGTTCTCGCATGTCCTCAGGTACCAGGTCTGGTCGCCCCGGTACTTCGCCCGCTGGACTATCGTGTAGGTCGGCATCTTTCCCATGGATTCCTCCGCAACTGTTGCACGTTTGTTGCACGAGAAAGATAAAACTTTACGGGTTTTCGTGTATTGAAATGTCCCTAGATTTACCCAAAACGAGAAATCCCGGAGTGGATTTTTTGCGACAAGATTCCCCAAATTCTCGAAATTCGGCGGGGTTCGTGGGACCTCCCGGACTTGAACCGGGAACCAGCGGGTTATGAGTCCGCGGATTTACTTCTAGTCCCTGTTTACTAGGCTTTTCTCCATTCGGTGGCACGTTTTGTTGCACGGACAGTGTTCCCGCCAGACACTGACCGTGAACGGTCCTCTTTCCGGCAGGCGCTTCCGCCCACGCGGACGCCGCTGCGATCGAAGACCGCCATCTGGAAATACGGGAGGTTCAGCATCCGAGTCCACTCGCGGAGGCGCTTCAGCTCGTCGGTCATGTCCTCCCATTCCGAGAGGGGGATCGTGACGAAGTAGGGCTCGTGGCGGACGGGGTAGCCTCCTCCGCCGATGAATTCGGGTACGGGTCTCATTCGCGTCTCTCCTTCCGGCAGTGCCTCGGGTCGCAGCCGTGAACGTTCATTCCGGGGCACGTCCAGCACTCGGCTATCCGCCTCCGCCGCTCCCTGTTGTAGTCGGCGGCGTTCCGTCTCTCCCTGGCGAGCCTCGCGAGCTCGACGGGCCGTCCATTCGCCGACCCGTACACGGGATCCAGTATCTTCGGGTTCGGGTCGGTCATGCGGGCTCCTCGATGTTCACATTCTCGACGAAATTCCCGATTCTTTCCAGGTACCTGCCATAGCGCAAGCATTCGCGAGCCGAGTCGAAAGTCTGTGTTTCGATCCAGAATCCGAGAATGTTTCTTTCGCAGGCGTACCATTCGTTGCCGACGGTGTTTCCCATCAGACCTATCCTGTATCTTGCCATGTCTATGCCTCCAGCGTCTTGCGGACTCGGAACGGGATGGACTTCGAGAGTTCCTGGAGCACGCACCACGGGTTCGGCCAGCGGTTTATCAGCAGGGCGAGCTTCACGTCCGCCGGGCATTCGAACTCCAGCGCGTCCCGGTAGGGGTAGAGCTTTCTGTAGAGCGTCTTGGCGCGCTCGACGAGAATCTTGTTCTTCGGCATGTCAGTCCTCCT